TATTACTTAGCTGCATATAATTCTTCTGGTACTTTAGTAAAAAATAAAGTTGGAGTATATAACCCAAATACAGGCATGATTGTTTTCTACGATTCAGTAGTACCAGATTCAGCTTTTGATTTAACAATATCTCCGTCTGCATCTTCTATAGTAGCCATTAATAATATGGCTATAGAGTATTCAGTAAATTCTCTGACAATAACATGATTTTATTCTTTAACCAAAATAAAGATCAAGTTTTTACAGTAAACCAGTTGGATACTAATGCTGGTGCTGAATATGCAATTAAATTAATAAATTCAACATATAATCTTTCAGAAACATTAAACGAAAGAAGAAATTTTGCCTATTTAGTGGAAAATCAGTTTCCTAATTGGCTAATAAAAGATGTAGAACAAAACTCATCTTATAAAATTATTGATTTTATTCAAGAATTATATAATTGGACATACTCCCCAGATGGATTGGATTTATATCCAAACTTTGAAAATCTGCAAAATATTTTTTATACAAATGAAGATTCTCTTAGAAAAATATATGCTTCATTGTTTACTGATTTTGATTTTGATGATTTCTCAGATCTACAAGCTTTAAGAGAATTTTTAATCTCAAATAAAACTAAGTTTATTGAGAAAAAGGGTACTGAAAATTCTATAAAGTATTTCTTAGAAACATTCTTCAATAGTCAATTTAATGATTATAGCATAGAATATGGAATAAATGATGTCTTTATTCTGAATGGTTCAAATACTAATGAAGATACTTTATCCGATGGATCTTCTCTACAGGAATTTTCTATTAGGCTTGAAGCCGATATAGATGAAAAATACCAGGATGATATGATTAATTTGATGAAGCCTATGGGGTTCAATTTTGATTTGGTGAAGGCTGAGACTAGCATTTACTCTGGTTCGGTTACAGGAACAGATAAAGTTGAACCTTATGAAATAGTGGTTTCTTGATCTATAAATAACTGTATGCCAAACGATTCGTCATCAAGATATTCATCATCTATTGAAAAATTCATAAATAGTGCCATAGCTAATGATTACTATATTGGCTTAGGTGTAGAATCTATTGGTTACGAAGATCATGATACCAGACTTAATAAAAAGGTATCAAATGTAGCCAGCCTTATTAAGAGAGTAAAAATAAGCGAAATTAATGCTGCATTCGAAAGAAATTCGTGGTCTGAAGGCAAATCATTCAAAGTTTTTGATTCTACTGATCCAGATATAAAAAGCAGCACATGCTACAATTCATCTACAAATGAACTATTTCTTTGCATAGAGAATGAATCAAATAATGTTTTTAGTAGAAGAGATCTTAATAATAGATCAAAATTTGCTCCATCTGGATCAAATGGAACTATTATTCAAATGGGCGATGGGTATAAATGGTTAAAAATTAATTATGATCCATCACCAATATCCACAAGTTACATCAAAATTTTTGGAATAGAATCTTTACAGAACTTTAAGGGATATACCGCCGATTCCCAGGGGCCTACAGCAGCCGCAACGACTCTCCACGGGGCATCTGGACTAACATATGGAACATGCTGCCTATATGTCAAGGAAGCCTTTATTGAGCCTATTACAGGTAAAACATATGCTGCTGGAGATATTTTAGCCGCATATAAAGTACCAAATGCTTGGAGCTGCGATTTACTTGGATCTCTAACAAATCTACAGCCAGTATTTAAAACCAGTGTTACTGGAACTGAATATGGTGGATTTTATAATATCTCTGGTACTGCTGGTTGTGCTCCATGTGATGCCACAAATGTAAACATAACACCAATTCTATCTTACTCCTCTGGTGGGTCTGCTGGATATTCTTCGACAGATTCGTTTAAGAAAAATTACGAAATTTTGTCTTCAATTCCTTCTGGTTGCATCATAAATGCAATTTTAAATACAGATGCATCGATAAATTATTATGTAAGTGAAGAACGACCAGAAATTTTACTTTCTGTTGATGGTAATATTGGCTCTTGCAAAGCATATTTAAAGACTGAATATGTTGGTGGGTCCAATGGTTGGAAAGTAATTGGAATAGAAGTTGAGAATCAATTAACGAGTAGCAATATCACATATATTGAACCAATAAATCTTGTTACTGCTACAGGAAGTGCCTCTGAAGGTAAATTCTCAAAACTATTGGCAGCAATACAATTCAATTTATCTCCGATTACAAAGACCGGAGAATCATACCTATCAATTTATGATTTATTAAGAACTAAGCTCCTGTCAGTTACATCGAATATCAATTCGACAGATATTCAAACTTACATAACGACTGCTGGAGCTACATTCAATTATTCAAGCGCATTCTTAATCGGAAATATAAAAAATTCTAACAGCTATAAACTAGCTCCAAAGGTTTATAGAGATTATACAGAATTTGCAAAAGCCAGTTCTACTGTAAAGATTGAGTCTATTGAAGGTAGTATAAACGATATTACCTTTGAAACTACATGCACAGATATAGCATCATCTTTAATTGCTGATGACTATTTCATAAGCAAAGCTGGATTTGATAAGAGCATAGGAGATGGTTCAACTGAATTTGAGCCATTCAAGGCAGTATCAAGCTATAATTTAGGTTTTGATAATGTTTCTGCTGGAAACACCACAGGAACATTTGAGCTTTCTCATTACTCAGCTTACTCTTTAACTTCTGGCGATACTTATTACTACGAAGATGTTGGTAGTACTGGTGGTATTTTCCAGATAACAGGGGTTACGGCAAGTTCAATAAATATATCTGATTGTGATGTTCTTTTTGCTACTGACACCACATTCAACGAGTCAAAAACATCACTAACCCTAATTTTCAATATCTAAAATGAGCACTAATTACCCATTTGACGATCAATTCCCATTAACCAACTACCCATATTCCAGTAGATCTTGGGGGTTGAATGTAGATTCCGACACAAAGAAGAATTATAATTTTGTTGGATTCAAGCCAAAGTCTAGATTACAGGCATCAGAATTAAACGAGATTCAAGAAATTTTTGCAATGCAAAATACTCTTAATCTTAACATGATTAGAGAATGGTTTAATGAGATCAATGGAACTACTTGCGATGGTCCTGCTTGGAACGGGGCAACACCACTATTTCCTAAGTCTCATCCATCTGGGGGTACATTCGAAGCCCTTGTTGGTTATACCTACACGGGTACTGGCGGCATAACTTTAACCTTTAATGAAGGATGGTATTTGATTACTCTTGATTCTGGAATCAAGCAATGGATCTATCTAAACAGTGAAAAAAATACAAATATAGTCCCCACATCCACTGTTCAGTATTATTCTGGCCTTTCATTTAGTTCAGATTATATCGATTGTACAGAAGATACCAGCCTTCTTGATAATTCTTCAGGTTCACCTAGTCAGTCTATTTGTGGTGCAGATCGTTATCAGATCAATTTTACTACAGCTGGAATTACTGGTGTAACTGGATTTAATGAAGGCACATTCCAAAAAGTAGTAAAATTCACCTTGACAGGTTCTACAATATCTGTAAGTTACATTAATGGTTTAACTATTTAAAATAGGAATTTTTTATGATGAAAAAAAAGCCTTGCGGTTGCGGAAAAAATAGTCCTAAAAAAGCAGAAAATAAAGAAATAGCAGAAAAAAATAAAGAATTTTCGGAAACAAAATTAGAAAAATCTGAAAACATTATAATGTCTGGAATGAGTATGGTCCAGAGTTATGCTATTTCTTTAATTTCTAGAGGAATAACATCTAAAAAAGTCGAACCGATGACGAAACAGTTACGGGTTCTTAGCTGTTTCGGCAATAAAGAACAGGGTGGGGAATTGCCCCAATGTTCTCATTTAATGAAATCGGAAACTGATGGAAAATTCTATTGTGGAGCATGTGGTTGCGGAGATAAAAAAACTACATGGTTAAACGGCAACGAAGCAGAATATAGTAAATTAGACTATCCTTCTTTAAATTGTCCTATCAAGATGCCAGGATTTACAAATTATTCTCCTAGTACTCCAGATGAATGGAAGTCTCCAATATCTCGTAAAAAATACATCGAATCTATGAAAGTAAAAGATGTTTCTAAAGTTGATGTAACAATAAATGATATTCCAATTTCTGTTTTAGAAATTTTAAAACAGCTACAGGCAGATAAGGGCCAAAAAGATATTGAGCAATAATATGCATAAATAATCTAAATGGCTAAACCAAATTCAAAAGAATCACTTATTGAATATACTTTTAGACAACTAGGAGCACCTGTAGTCGAAATAAATGTCGATTACCAACAAGCCTTAGATCGTCTTGATGATGCCCTACAGTTTTTTTCCGAAAGACATTTTGATGGTGTTGAAAGGGCATATTTTTCATATCAGTTAACTGAAGCTGATATAACCAATAAGTATATAAATACAAATTCTTTTGGGCCAATAGTTGGATCATCCGCAGGAAATCCAAATGGTTATGATATTTTATCAATAATCAGAGTTTTCCCTTTCGGGACATTGAATACTAATGAACTTTTTGATGTCAGATATCAATTGGCTCTAAATGATGTTTATGGTATTAATACCAATCTAGGATTTGTAAATTCTACTCCTATTGCAAATTTTGATCTTACTAAGAGATATATTCGTCTTATTGAGATGATGTTCGATCCAGAAAGAACAATTCGTTTCAATAAAGTGACAAATAAACTTTATATTGAAACTGATTGGACTGCTTTAAAGGCAGGTACTTATATTGCAATAGAAGCATATGTAAATCTTGATCCAGATTTATATCCAGAAATATACAACGATAGAATGTTAAAAAAATATTTTACTGCTTTGATAAAGAAGCAGTGGGGACAAAATTTAGCCAAATTTGATGGTGTTGCTCTTCCTGGTGGAGTTCAATTAAGAGGCGGAACAATATTGGCTGAAGCAGAAAGAGAAATACAAATTTTGGAAGATCAAATTATCTCTGCATATGAACTTCCACCAGATATGATGACGGGTTAATATGGCGTTAAATCCATACTTTAGATTTCAATCAACAGAACAAGATGTTGCCGAAACTAACATCATCGAAATTATTCGTATGATGGGAAAGAATGTATATTATATCCCAAGAGAAAATGTGCAGCTTGATAGATTATTTGGTGAAGATCCTCTAAGTAAATTCACAAAAGCCTATCAAATCGAAATGTATGTTGCTTCTGTTTCTGGATTTCAAGGAGCAGATGTTGTTACTAAGTTTGGTCTTGAAATTAAAGATTCTGTAAATTTGATCGTGAGTAAGAAAAGATTCACAAGAGAAATAACGGAAAAAAATCAAACTATTATTCGTCCTAGAGAAGGAGATATAATCTATTTTCCTTTGACTAAGACCATGTTTGAAATTACTTTTGTCGAACACGAATTACCATTTTATCAATTGGATAAAAATTATGTGTTCACATTATCATGCGAAACATTTGCATATTCTATGGAAAAATTTGAAACTGGTACACAAGATGTGGATGCTATTACGAATTTCAAGCAAACCATATACAATTTCTTGATTGGTGCTACAGCCAACGGTTTCACAGCTGCATTCAATCAGACAATTCGTGGAGAAAAGGTCTTTGTTCCAGGAAATATATCAGGTACAACATCTTTCTTCAGAATATTGGATCTGGATCTTTCTGGAAAAACTCTAACGGCGGAATTGCTATCACTAGACGGAATATCATTCTTTAATCCAACGCAACTTACAAGTTCGGTTTCTGGTGTCACATTTGAAATTAAGAGCTATAACAGCAATAATTCTTATGGAACAATTAATACTGTTCTTCAAGATGCCGAAGGTGAAGTTCCACCTCTTGATTATCAGCGCGGATTTACTGGATCTGGTAGTAAATATGACGATCCTATAATTAATTTTACTGAAGTAGATCCTTTCTCAGAGGGTAATTACTAATGTTTAACTCATTTAATAATCAATCTATAAGAAAATTAGTTGTAGCATTTGGTTCTTTGTTTGATGAGATCTATATTACAAGAAAAAATGACACAACAGGAGTTGAAGAAAAATATAAAGTTCCAATTACTTTTTCTTCAAAGGAAAAGTTTTTACGAAGATTGGAGCAAAATTCTTCTATTAGCGATAATGTAAAAACACAAATTAATTTACCATATTTGAGTTTTGATATAAATGGTATTGTTTATGATAATAATAGAAAGAGAAATAAGCTTAGAGTAGCTTCTACTTCAGAAACAGACGAAGAAACAGCAGAAACTACAACATATAAAACATTTGCCGAAACGCCAATTTCTGTTTCGATGAATTTATATTTTTACACTAGAAATTTGGATGAAATATTTCAAATAATAGAACAAGTATCATCATATTTCAATCCAGAATTTAATATCAGATTAAATTTTAATGAAATTCATAAAAATATAAATGTTCCAATTTCTATGCGTGACATCAAAATACTAGATGATCATGAGGGTAATTTTGGATCAAAGAGAACCACGATAGGAACTATAAATTTTGTAGTATCTAGTTATTTGTTTGGAGAGATAAAATCTGGATCTTCTATTTCCACTTTTACTTTCAATATTGATGAAGATCCAGATGATACAACATATGCTGCTTTATTGAATTCTCAAACATCTAATATAATTTTAAATCCTAATTATTTAAATCAAACTTATGCTTTGACTGGAACTTCAGATCCTACATTTATAAGTAACTTTACTTGGACTGAAAATAATGTAACTGAAGATTTTACAACTATTTTACTTTATGATGCTTTGACTAATAAATCCATAGGTTCTATCAGAATTCTAGCTAATACTTTGACTTTAAATCAAACTGATGTTGGGTATTTTACCAAACAATTAGCACTTGAAATAAATGAAAATCCATATGATACTGTTCCATGCATTCCAGAAATCAGACTAATAGATTATCAAAAACCAAAATATTATTTTAAAATTTCTAATGGACAAATAAGCACAACTTTCCCGGCAAAAATAAACACTATATCTGTTTGTACTTGATTATGAATGAACTAAATGAATTTTTTAATATAAAACCTACAGAAAACGCTAGCAAAGAAATACAAGAAATCCCAGAAAAGGATTTCGAATATGCCAAGCGCAATATGTACGACATCATCGAAAAGTCAAAGCTTGCTCTTGAGGGCATTATGAAGGTTGCGACTGAGGGGGATTCTCCAAGAGCATACGAAGTGGTAACTCAAATGCTGAAAACAATGTCTGAGATTAATAAAGATCTAATAGATCTTGAAAAGATAAAGAACGAAGCAAATAAGACTACTATTAAAACAACGAATAATAATTCATTCTTCATAGGTTCCACTAGTGATCTACAGGACTTAATCAATCCTGAAAGAAGTAAGAATAAAGCTATAGAAATGATTGATGCGAAGGTGGTAGAGGATGTCAAGGAAATTTAAGGGTTACTTAGGTAATCCAAATTTAAAAGAAGCTGGAGTAAAGATTGACTTCACCGAAGAACAGATTCGGGAATATGTTCGTTGCTCCCAAGATCCAATTTACTTTATTAAGAAATATGTCAAGGTAGTATCTCTTGATAAAGGTCTTGTTCCTTTTGATTTGTATGATTACCAAGAGGACATGATCAATAAAATGCACAATAACCGTTATCTTATTGCTAAACTGCCGCGTCAGTCTGGTAAGAGCACAACGATTGTTGCATTCATTCTTCACTATATTCTTTTCAATCAGAGCATGAGCGTTGGTATTCTAGCCAACAAGATGAATACGGCTAGAGAAATTCTTGGCCGTCTTCGTCTGGCCTATGAGTATCTTCCCAAGTGGCTCCAGCAAGGTATCATCGAATGGAATAAAACATCCATTCAGCTTGAGAATGGCTCAAAAGTCATGGCATCTGCCACATCATCATCAGCAGTTCGTGGTGGATCATTCAACCTCATCTTCTTGGATGAATTTGCCCATGTCTCTCAAAACATAGCAGAAGAGTTCTTCAGTTCAGTTTACCCTACAATTACCTCCGGTCAAACCACGAAGGTATTCATGGTATCAACCCCAAACGGACTGAATATGTTCTATTCCTTCTGGAAGGGGGCTACAAGGAAGCAGGGAGAGGAGGGCAAGAACGAGTACATACCCATAGAGGTGTCTTGGAGACAGGTTCCTAAGTACGCTGGTGGGCCTCTGCGCGACGAGCAATGGAAGCAGCAGATGATTGCCCAGACCAGCGAACAGCAGTTTGAGCAGGAGTTCGAATGTTCGTTCCTTGGTTCGTCAAATACTTTAATCAGTGCCAGCAAGCTAAATTTGCTTCAGTTTGATAAACCACTAGCAAAGGAGCCAGGGGGCCTTTATATCTACGACGAGCCAGTTGAAGGCAATGCCTACTTCATCATGGTCGATGTCGCCAGAGGCCAGGGAAGAGACTATACGGCTATGGTGGTGGTCGATTCTACCGAAAAGCCCCATAAGGTCGTGGCAAGGTATAGAAATAATCTTATATCTCCCTTTGATGTTCCGCCGGAACTCTACAATTTGGCAATAAAATATAATAATGCACACTTACTGATTGAAGTCAACGACATTGGCGGTCAGATTGCCGATGCCATGCACGAAGATTACGAGTATGAAAATATCATTCAGACTCAGATGATGGGTCGTGCAGGACAAAAAGTAACCTTGGGATTCGGTCGCGGAACAAAACAAAGAGGCGTAAGGACCAGCTCTGCGGTCAAAAAACTGGGTTGTGCAGTTTTAAAAAATTTAATTGAGCAAGACAGGCTCTTGGTCAGAGATTTTGATATTATTCAAGAATTGATGACTTTTGTTTCAAAACATCAGACACATTGTGCAGATGATGGATATACAGACGATTTGGTTATGTGCTTGGTTCTTTTCGGATGGCTGACCCGTCAAGGCTATTTTGAAGAGATTATAGAGATACAAAAGAAAAAAATAATAAATACCACAGAGAAAGAAGAGGAAGAAAATACTACTTTTTTTGTTGGACCGGACAAATTTGATAATATTTTCAAAGCGGGTAAAGACATTTGGTTTACACAGGAATAATATATGCCACAAATTAATATAACAGAAAATTCAGCAAATTTAATTAATACAATAGCATCTCAAGCATCTTCGCATATTTCTGTATTTTTTTGTGGAGAAACATTTTATAATAAACTAGTACAAAATGAAAACCCAGTACCAGTTTTTAAACAATATAATACTCCACAAGAATTAATATCAGAATTTGATATTTCCGTTCTTGCTGGAACTTCTAGCGGACTTGCTAATTCAACATTAGAAAAGGGATTTAGTGGTGGTACTACTCTAGACAGAGAATTACATTCAGCTTTAAATTATCTTGAATATGGAGGAATTTTAATTGCTGCAACTGGAGCAACACAACTCGGATCTGTAAATATACAATTTGACTCTGCTTTTTATGAAAGAAGAGAAAAATTTCTTGATGTTATAGCCTTTGTTAATATTTTTGAAGATGTTATTGGTATTGTAGGCTCTTCTTTTGAATATAGAAATGGTAGTGATGGTGATTATCCAACTACTTATTCTGGTGGTGGATTTGGTATTTTACAGCTTACTGGTATTGCTGGAAGTACTTTTGACAATCAGATATTTTCTGTTCTAGGAAGAAAAGAAAGAAATAGATTGTACGGTGGAGAAACAGCTAATATTAGAATACTAATGACATCAGATGCTGCCGGATGCATTGCTAGAACAGATTCAGAATATTATCCGTGGTATGCTCCAGCTGGAACAGTTCGTGGTCAAATTAATAGTTTTACTAAATTAATTCCAGCACTCGATGATAATGATATAACCACTCTACAAACCCAATCAGTCAATGCTTTTAACAATATTGTTGGTTTAGATGGTGCTTATCTTTTAGGTGATAAAACATGCGAAACTACATCTTCATCAAATAAAACTCAACTTGGAATTACAAGATTAGTAAATTATATTGGTAGGGCATTTAAACCTATAATTTCTAATGCTCTATTTGAGCTTAATGATGCGGAAACAAGATCTAAAATAGTAACATCTTCTACAGCAGTCATGGAATTTATTAAATCTGGAAGAGGAGTTTCTTCATATTCAATAATATGTGATGAAACAAATAATACATTAGTAGTACAAGAAGCAAGACAAATAGTGGTGGATTTATCGTTTAAACCAGTATTCTCTGTAAATGAAGTTTCGTTTAGATTTGTTATTAATCAATCTTAATGGATGATATTTCATTTCAATTTAATACAATAGAGTCAAAAAAGAATGTAGATGTTGCTCTTTTAATCTACGATTCTGATTATTTTACATTTTTAAAATTAACATCTGAAAAGTATTTTGTTATAGACTCTTTTGATAAAATTACATCTTTAATAAAAGATGCAAATTATACATTTTTAGATTCTTCTATATCTAAATTTGAAGATTTTTTAAATTTTATGAAAATACCTGATAGAGGGGATATTTCTAGAAAAATTGATTTATATAATCATTTAATATTAGATCAATTACATTATGGCCATAATGTCATATTGGTTAATTGTTCATCCCCTACATCAGAATCTAATATACAATACGCTTTAAACGAAAGAAATATCAAATTATTAGCATATGATCCTTTAAAGCTTACAATAAGTAATTATTTAAAAACTTTAATAGAAAATAATAAAATACCATTAATTCTTAACTGTACTAGATTAAATAATACAGTATACGAAACCAGTTATACAGAATATAATAGAATACCTATTATTAATATTTCAGATTTATATTTAAGAAATTTTATTACTAATAATTTTTCCTATTTAACATATAGCTGTGCAGGAATTAAAAAAATATTAAGATACTATTCTTCAAGAAATATAGGAACAGACGAACAAGATCAAATAGATACAAAAAATTATACTTGTGTTCCTTTGATGAGCGATGCCATCGGTGTATTTTCTAGATGTTTAATCACATCTCCTTGGTCGCCTCCTGCTGGTTTTTCAAGAGGAAAAATTTTAAATCAAAATTTTATTTCTTCAAATAATGTAGAGGTAGAACAAATAATACCTAATACACCATCAAACTTAAATAATTTAAGTGTTATCTATGATCGTGGAATTAATTTACCTATAAAAATTTCAGGTGATGGTGGAATTATAGCATATTATTTTAACAGTGATTTTTCTGGTGCTATAAACGACCCAAATCCATTAAAACAAAGTATTACATATGCAAATTTAATATTTAATATCGTAACTAATATTAAATCGATATTGGCATCTGCATTATTTGAGCAAAACGATGAACAATTGCGAAATATTATAAAAAGTAAAATACAACAATATCTGGTTTCTATTAAATTAAACGAAGGTATTGAGGAATTTTCTGTCGTTTGTGATGCATCAAATAATAATATCGTTGATATAACAAACAGAAAATTTACTGTTGATATTTTTATTAAACCATCACAAAGTATAAATTTTGTAGAATTGAGCTTTACTACATAAGATATGCCATCAATTACTAATTTTACATCAAATTTTAAAGGTGGTACTAGAAAAAATAGATTT